CATTAACTGCTTTTACCAGTGTGCCAGCTTCGATAACGTCACCCTGACGATCAATAACTGCTTCACCTTTTTCTGTAACTACAGAAGCCCATCCGTAGACCATACGTTGTTCGTCGTCAGTCTTAAGGATTTTACCTTCGATATTCTTTGTCATTTCACCCACCGATGTGTTGGATTCCCACATACGACATGACCAGTAGCCAGCCGTTGTCTTATCTTTCTTGGTATCACAGGAATGGCGGGAGCGGAAATTGGCACGAGCTTTAGGATCGTCTCTACGGATTTCCATGTTGGGATCACCGAAAGCTACCCGTTTGACCTTGCCACCGTCCTGTACGAACACCTCAAACTTCTTGTTGCCACCTTTGATACGACGAGGCTTGTTCAGAGTAACAGTTTCGCCTTGATACTCAGCTTTAGCAAAGTCAGTCTTTAGTATCTCTTGTACGATAGTCCTGAGAGCCTCTAAGCGGTCCACTGAAGGCTCTTTAGCTTTATCGCCCTCGTAGTACGCTAGATATGCTTCATGGCTCTCACCGGGCATATACACAGCCTGTCCATCGTAATCAGAAACGTGAGTGACACCATTGAGGCCCATGTCATAACTACGAGAGATAGCTTCAGGTTCAGTAGTAAATATGTCATTAGCGTATTGGGCCATTATGGTTCACCTGTTATTACGTTTTTACATAGGATAGCTTCACCAAAGACACTAACAAACTGTTCGCCAGCACTACCATGAAGCTGAAACTCAATGTCAGTCTTCTCGTTGTACCTGAAAGGAACCTGACGTTGAATGTGCATAATCTCCAAGAAGGAAGTCTCCGCTACCCTCAACTTTACACCGCTGGGTAAGCAAGCGAGGTTCCTGAAGTAGATTTGCCTGTTGTTCTGAGCAGCGGTGGCGCAGAAAGCATCAATACGAACTAGGTACAAGCTATGTCCAGCGGGTACTGTATAGATACTAGCTTGGTTCTTACCGTCACCACCACGGACTTTAGCGTAGGTTATCCCACCGTTGCTTATCGTTATGTCGTTGGCAGCGTTCCCACTGATCGTAACGACATCATTGATACGGAAGAATTGCTGGGTTGTTGCGACCGATACTGCCAGAGTTACAACCTCAGTGATTACATTGTAGTCACCATCAAGACCTATGATCCGCACTTGTACACCATTGTCTACTACGTTAGATGTAACTGTCATGGTCAAGGGTTGTGTGGGGTAGGTGTAAACTGTGCTGTTCTCCCACAGGGGAATATAAGATGTACCTACAGTGGAATTATAGCCGAAGATGTTTCTGGCGGAGTAATCATTAGATTCACCCTTAGCTATGGCTAGGTAGTCATGTTCATAGAGGTTCCTAGTCCATGTAGTCATTAGTTTAACTCTCGAACTACGGACACAACCAAGCTACCAGTGTTAGGGAAGGTTTCGATAGAGGCATCAGCGTAGGTCACTTCAAACTCTACATAGTAAGTGCCAACAGTGTCAGTATCACCAGTTTGCCAGTCGTATTGAACGACACCACCGTCAGCATCTGTGATAGTCATTGTCTCGTCTACTTTAACGACACCATCTAATGACTTCATGTGGAACTTGACTGTAGCACCAGTAATGTTTACAGGAACAAGAAGCGCATCTTTGAGGGTAGCTTGTAGAGAAGGGGATGTGTCGTTTTGCTTAATGTTAAAAGCCATTCTAAGCTACCTTATTCTGGTTGCCACTCGTAGTAGCTGAGTTGTAAGTCTCAGCCAGAGTAACATTGTTAATCGAACTACTTGTGATAGAGACAACCCTACGACCACTTGCGTTGATAGCTATCGAACCAACAACAGGCTGGCCTGTCGTAATGTCGTTACCCGCAAGAATGAACGTGACGACCATCGTACTGGTTTCGACGACAGGCTGTCCTGTAGTAAGACCGTCAGCCGTTAGTCCTTGTACCTGACCTATTGTAGCCTCAGAGACGACAGGTTGCCCTGTGGTGATGCTATCGCCGTTTAGGACACTATCCACCGTCATCTCGGCGGATGCAACTGTGGGGGGCGCTGTGGTAATGTTAGCTGCTGTGAGTACATGAGCCTCAACCACGCTAGGAGAACCAACAGCAGGTTGTCCTGTAGTGATAGCACCGAGAATTAGGGACTGATCCTGCGTGATATTCGGAGAGCCAACAACAGGCGCATCAGACACAATAGGATCAGCGTTGAGCGTCTCTTCCTCAGACATCGTAGTGCTGGGGATTATCGGCTGACCTGTAGTAATACCGACAAGTGCTAGGTCGTGGTCTTGGGCAACACTGGAGGAACCAACCGTAGGCTGTCCTGTAGTGATGTCATTTGCATCTATCGGAGTGATGATAATTAGCGTTGATGACTGAACAACAGGTGATCCTGTCGTCAAACCATCAGCAGCTAGGTCGTGGTCTTGGGCAACACTGGAGGAACCAACCGTAGGCTGTCCTGTAGTGATGTCGTCGCCATTCAGAAGGTAGACAACTTCGGCTATCGCCCCATCATCAGCAAGGGGAGCAGCAGCTAATGGGGAAAAGCCAAGCATGTGTTACTCCTACGGTTTAGTGGGCCACGTTACGCTTGTTGGAAAGCCAGCTTGACCTGTTATATCACGAAGTGCCTGTCGATACGTTGTCCAATCTAAGGTCATAGAGGTATCACTAAGAGCCATCCAATCGGTTTCAGCAAGCAGACGATCACGCTCCATTCTTACTTGTAGCGCGAAATCTATGCTAGGCTTGTTTTGATTGAACGCATCTAGCTCAGATTGCGTCATATCACTTTCAACGCCATTTACTATTTTTTTCATACCGATGCCCCCAGCAAAATAACTTTGTAAGACAATGTTGGATGCCCTAAGTAAAATTCAAAGTTATTATATGATGTTGCTGTTTTATGAGTGCCGCCAACAACACCCCTGTCAAAATCTGACGTTCCACTAAAGTGAGAATAGTGCACATAGAAAACTGTTGGTTCGGCTTCATGTAAATTTGTAACAGTAACCTCATATTGCATTGCCGCAACATTTGGTGAACCTGTTGGATTTAATTGAATACTTGTTGCACTACTTGAACCTGCATCTAAATATTGTCCACCTTGATCAGAAAAAGCTCTTGCAAAGCCATAGTTTGAACCACTGTCATTGTTTACTCGCAAATATGGCGTTCCTGTGGCTGATCCATTTACATTAACTGCTATGAATAGCTTATAAACATCGTAGCCTGATAAGGAGCTAAATGTATTTACTGCGTCAGATGTAGACGAGTAACTTGAAACAGTTGTCCAAGCACCGCCACCAGCAGCGGCCCCATCAATCGTAACGGAACCACTGGTTGCTGAGATGTCATTCGTCTGATGATTGATGGTTAATGCCATGTTATACCGCCGTGCTTCCTGCCATGTCATCCTGAGCCATTACCCAAGAATAGCACTTGTCCATGAATGCGTCGCCAGATGCAGCCTGAACGTCAGCTAAGTTTGCGTTGTAGCGCTTAAAGTCCACCTCACGAGTGTCGTCACCGGGAGTTGCTGTCGCATATGCTGACAGGTCAATCATCACGCTGAACTTTGGATCAGTTCCACGTTGACGGCTGATTGCCGCTGTCACGATGCGGTAGTAAGCGTTGTTGAAGGCAATGCCATATTGGGAGGCACCTTCTGCGATGTTGTTTTGAATAGCCATTTGGATTCTCCTGTTTAGGCGTAAGTTACTTCAGATGTGTGTATCGTAGCGACCCACCTGATGTTAGTTGATGCTGCACCTGTGACCGTAATTGCAAGGCCACCTCGTGTTGTGTTAGCAGACAGGGCCATTCCCCAAGCGGGTGTGTTGTCGAGGACAGTTGTTGCTGAGTTGACTAGCACTGTTGTACCAGCAGAACCTTCTCTGCGGATCAAGCCCTCGACCTTCCATGCTGCACTTGCTGTGCCTGCCGAGGCTTGCTGACGGGCTACGATGGTGCCGTGAAAGGCATGAGCGGAGTTGTCTTTCAATTTGTGGCGGTAAGTGTCGTTGAACCCTATTTCTACAGGGGTTGCGTCTGATGTTGTTTTTTCAGAAGCGAAGAAACTCATTTGCTGTTGGTTGGAGATAGTCCCAACAATCCCAAAAGTTAGCCTAGAGCCTATCCCGTCACTGTCAGCGTAGTTTCCAAAACTAACGGAGCTATTCCCATCAGCGGTTGCGTTTTTACCTATGGCGACACTGTTTGTCCCTGAAGCTATACAATTCTCGCCAACGGCAAACGCTTCCGTTCCCGATGCCTTAGCTAACTTCCCTAGCGCCACAGAGTTAGCACCAGTAGCACCGTAACTAGCCGAGTTGCTTGCTATAGCTGCTGCGAAGCTGTCTGTGCTGGCAGCATATGAATTTCCCGCAGCAAACGATCTAGTTCCGACTGACTTTGCGTTTTTGCCTATCGCTGTAGTTTCAGTGCCGTTTGCGTTTGCATCACGGCCTAAAGCCAAGGAATCCGTTGCAGTGGCATCTGCACTGAAACCCGCCGCAAAAGATGTCCCACCTGACGCAACTGAAGTGCCTCCAATAGCCACCGCATTCGTGCCAGTTGCGCTAGGCTTAGTAGACGTACCATCGTAATTATCTGCGTACAAATCAGGCGTTCCACCACCGCCACCACCAATAGCAGTGCCGTCTAAGAGTAGGTCAGTTCCGTCAGAGCTAAGTGTAACGCCGCCGCCTGAGCCTGTGTGATCTAATTCAATTTTACCCATTATGCGTATGTAACCTCGCTTGTGTTGACCGTGGCAACCCACCTAATGTTTGTGCTTGCTGCGCCAGTGACCTCTATCTTCAAGCCGCCATTGGTTGTGTCAGCAGTAAGTGCAATGTCCCACGCAGACGCACCAGCAGAGGCATACAGCTTATTCTTGATGCCATTGCCAAGCACAGTCGATGCAGCATTGGCGTCACGCAGCAGCGCACCCTTGATTTCCCAGCTTGCGTAGTCACTGCCATCTGTTGCGCTTTCACGGGCTATGATTGTGCCTGAGAAGCTGTAGGCGCTATTGTTGGGGAGGATGATTTGGTCATCTGTAGAACCAGCAGAGTTATCGGTAGTCAGCGCCTCGGCTGTTGCGTCTGTCGTGTCAGAGCGTAGAACAAAGATACCTGTTTGTGCGTCTCCAGCAGCAGAAAACGCTTGAGCGCTATAGGCAAATTTGCCTTTAATGCTAGATTTTGCTTCATAGCCAAGAGCAAACGCTTTCGTAACGTCTGCCGTTACAGATGACCCTATTGAAACTGCATAGGAACTGCTTGCCGTAGAAAAGTAACCTAAAGCAATTGACTGTGACCCACCTGCAGTTGCTCTGAATGAGCCTATAGCAGTGCTGTTTGAACCACTTGCTTTAGCTTGCCTCCCCATCGCCACCGAGTTAGCCCCAGTAGCACCATAGCTAGACGTGTTGTTGGATATAGCTGCGGCAAAACTTGTATTGCCAGAAGCATAAGAGTTCGGAAGCGCAACAGCATATGTGCCAGCAGTTTGCGCACTGGCCCCAGCAGCTAAAGAATAAGAACCTAATGGGCTTGTTCCAGACGCATAACCAAGTGCAGTTGAATAACCACCTGCGCTATCAGCAGCAATGCCAAAGCTAGATGACAGAGTGCCAGTTGCGTCTGAGCTTGCACCAACGCTAATATTGCTGCCTTGTGTCGCAGTTGCATTTTTACCTATTGCTACTGCGTTGGTGCCTGTAGCCGAGGGTTTTGTCGATGTCCCGTCATAGTTCTCTGCAAACAGCTCACCCTGAAATACATCCTCAGCCGCAGCCGTGATAAACACCACCGCAGAGCCAGTTAAATTCAAGGCAGCGTCAGAGTTAGAGCTTTCGTCTACCGTGCGTGACAGGGTTGTCCCAGAGGCCGTGTAAGTGCCTGAGCCAATCTCCCAGTCGTCACCGTCCTCGATGGCATAGCGAACTACGTCACCGTCACTCACGCCAGCATCGGCAAAACTTTGGTAGCCACTCTCAGCAGAGCCAAGCGTGATTGTTCCAGTACCTGTTGTGGCAGTGGTGACTTTGGCTCTGTTTACGAGAGTGACCATTTAAAGAACCTCTTAAGCTGGATCAGGGATACCGATGGAGACAGACGACAGCGTAAAGGTGTTGCCCGATGTAACCGCCTGAGACGCTGTGAGCGTGCTAGTAGCAAGCAATCGGCTGTTTACAGTGTCCACGATAGCGTAGTGAGTAGCTGTACCTGTGCCAGTGACTGAGCCGTCTGTAATAGCAGCTACGACAACCTCACGGCCACCGCCTGAGCGATCCTGTGGAGCACCGATGGAAAGGCTTGTACTGTTACCTAGTGCGTAGGTTACATCAGCCTCTGTGAATGTTGTTGCCTCTTGTGAGGTAATTACGATTTTATTTGCTTCTGTGTCGAGGACGGTCAAACCGTTGTCAAACACCCGATTGTCAAGAGTGGCCATTATTTAGTTTCCTGTTGTTGTTGTGGCTCCTGTGTGATCTGAACACCAGCATCAGGATTATAATCAAGTTCAGCAATATCCATAAGGTCTTTAATAACCTCAGGATGACTGCTAACGTCAATGTTTGCGCCGTTAAGGTTACGCAAGAAAGCTGCAACTTCACGGAGATCGTGGGGAGCAACATCACCAGCTTCAATAGTTGGCATTAGGTCATAATTCAGACCGTTCAACTGCCAAAGACGCTCGACCAACTGTTTGTTGAGAACATCTACGATTGCTTGGATGTAACTCTCAAGCGCACGGAGGAACAGGTCTGTCTTCGACTTGGAGAGGGCGTATGAACCCCCAGAGGAACCAAGCAGAAGAAACTCAGAAAGTACACTACGGGCAATGTCATGCTGGTAACGACTTACGATTGGGTTAATGTCAATGTTGCGTTTACCATTGGATGCCATAAGCTCAATGTCAACTAATCTAGTGGAGGAAGGCGCTCCGTCTTTATCGGGGTAGGTGTCGGAAGGCAGTATAATGTAACCTTGCTCGTTGAACTTAACGTCTCGTAAGATTTGCTGCAAGTTGTGTACAAATCCTGACTGAGCAGAAGAAGCGTCCCCAGAAAGATACTCAGCGGGAATACGAGCGACAGGAATACCCGCCAATTCTCGTTCAACCGCAATGGCCTCAATAGCCTGTAGGTTGTTAAGGTACTCGTAAGAAGTATAAGCGTTACGAAGAATACTACGGCCACTTGGATCACCATTTATTGAGGTAGTGCGGTAATACAAGGATTTATTAACTGGGATATAATTCTTGCTTGCCATAAGGCCAACTGATTGTTCAATACCTAGAACATCCCCAGTCTTCTGATCGACATCAAATCTATTGATAGTCCAAGGCGCACGGGCTGCGATCTTACGCACACCAATACGTCCATCTGTGTATTTAGAGTGTTTCTTGTCAGAACGCTCGTTAGGGCCAACACGCCGCTTGTAGATAACCTCGAACCAGCCAAAGCCATACGACAGAAACGACAAGGCTTCTGCAATGTGATCATCTAGTGTATGATCCATGTCATCAAGAACGCTCTTAACGAAGTCAGCTTCCGCTTTAGCCGCATCACTATCGTCAACAGGTTTAACATGAAGGTCAACATCACGAAGGATTTGCTCAACAGAATACATAACAGCGCCAACGGTACTATCATTGTCACGCATCTCACGATACTTGCGTATAGCTTTCTTGCCACGCAGTTCAGGGAGAAACTCATCAGCACGGATTTGACCGTTATGTGTGTTATCGCCAGCTACGCCAAGGGTTGCCTTAGCTTTGGCCTCTGAGAGCTTCTTAACCATGAGGTAGGTTCCATTATTATTTCTGTGAAAGTCCCTTGGCACTTGAGTAAGCGAGGGTCAGTTTGGGTTTCGCATATCCGTTGAGTGAGAGGTCTGTAATTGCCCATACACAGGCATCAAGTCTATCTGGGGAGCCAATCGACCCTAGTGGTTCCCATGTTCTCATTTGTGTCTCTAGTTCGTTCAGCGAAGCCCCATCAGGGGGATTAGCCACATGCTTAACTAAACCACGCTCGTACAATGCCGATACAGGTTCAGCCCTAGCGAACTTACCACGGGATGCTCTAACAGCCTTATAAGGTACTGTAGGGTCTTCTCCGTGGATCGTCTGCTTAACCATGTCACCACCTTGGTTAACCTCCGCTACAATACGGTCAGCTTGGTAGTGGTGATACAGTTGAATAGCTTTAGATGCCCAACCCTGTGGTGATAACCTATCAGTATAATCACCGAGGACGTAGGCAATACCGTTAATGTCAATACCTGCGACAATAATACCCGTCATGTCACTCTCAGCGTTAGAGGTAACAGCGGGATCAAGTGCAACGACAATACGGGAAAGGTCTGGGACAGCCTCATGTTTGACTGAGGCATCATCTAGCATTACGGTAGTCCACAAGGCTCCTTGAGCTTCTTCTAGGACTTCAGCGTAAAGCTCTTGTCTACCTAGTCTAGTCCCTTCGTACTGCTCTTTAACAGCAGTGAGGTATGTGTTAGCTAGGTTGGCTGAGTTATCAAA